ATGCAAAAAGACGTTAATCTTAACATTCGGATGTCGCCAGACCTAAAGCGGGTTTTGGCGCAGGTTGCAGAGCAACAAGGGTTGTCGGTCAGTCTGATAGTGCGCAAGTTGATTGAGCGATATATCGAGGAAAATGCGCAAATTGATATTTTCAAACAAAAAGGAGCTGAAAAATGAGAAGTTACTACGTTTCAAATATTGCGGTTGATAAAGATTCTATTCGTGAGCTTTTTGATAACGGCAAGCCTGCGGATGAGCGTCAGGTCGTTTGTGTTGCAAAACAAATTGATGAAGATTGTTTAATTTATTTTGTAAATACTAATGGCAATCCCGTCTATCTTGGTTGGTCTGGTCTTGATGGTGGCTTGGCTGATGTTGAGCAGTCTGATTGGGATTTTGACGCTGATGGTGATTGGTTTACACCTGAGGATTTAATGGTTTGATTTTAGCGGGGATTTTCCCCGCTTTTTTTTTCGGTGATCGGTTTCATGGGGGCGGTCATCTGTGGAGGACTGCCGATTTTATCCTCACGCGGCGATTTGGGTGTGCCCCCAGTTAGGCGGCGACGTGGATGAGGAGGATTTGCGCTGAGGGAAATCCCGCCGGAGCCCGGCGGCGAAGCCGTCGGTATCGATATCCGGGGGGGACACGATGACCGGGACCGGGGTCACGGTGTCGCAGTCGCCCGGCCATGCGTCAAGCGGCCCAGCCACCCCCCGCTTGTTGGCCAAGCGATATTTCAGCCGACCGCCGGGCGGCGAGAAGATGGAACCACGGGGTGAGTTTGTCATTTGGCGGAAAGGGCGTAGCCCTTTTCGGCGGATGACAAACGTTACAGCGCGGTAAGGTTTTGGGGTAGGGTCGAGCAAGTCGGGTCCTAGTAGTACCCGACTTTGTACCAAAAATGGTACTAATCTAAACTACCTGTAATGTTTGTTTGATTATTTTCGACTTTTTGCAATTTTTTGCTTGACAGTTGTCGAAACTTCTGATTCTACAAATTGTTCATCGTCAGTTATGAATAGGCCGTTATTGTCAATGTCCACGCGGTCAAGTAGTTCGTCAATTAAGAAGTTCACTATTTCGCTTTCTTTTAAGTTTTTCTTGCTTTTGATGATGAGCTCAACGGCTTTTTTTTCTAGCCGTTTCCCTCTGTCAGGATTTATGCCTACTGATTGGATCGCCATTGGTCTGTACTCCGTAAATTTATAAATTATAGAACCTTGACTTTATTGTTTATAAGTTGTAAGGTTTCGCCAGTTTTATAATTTTATGGTTTATAAATCGTGATCGACTGGCTGAACATTGAGGTTCCGTTTGCGCATCGTCCCATTGCACAGGGGCGGCGTCTGGTCATTGATCACGACGGCACTATCACCAGCGATTTTGTCCAACTCCGCGGCGTTGAAAAGGAACACGAAGGCAGCTATTCGACCCGCATTTCTGTGTCGAGCATTGACACGGATTACACCGTCGGTCAGTGCGGCGTACTGGATGCCAGCAGCGGCTTGGTGTCTGGGTTGTCGGTCAAAGGCAATCCGACCAAGTATCTACAGGGGCACAATATTTTTGGGCCATCTTGCATCAAGACACTTGCCCGGGTAGTGGTGGCTGATGTGTTGCCCAAGCTGGGATTTTCAGCATTTGACACGGCGCGTTGCTTGGTGGCGATTGAAGAAGGGCGCTACCGCGTTACGAAAATTGACATCACCAAAATGTTCCGCCTCGGCAGTGATGCCGATGTGGACGCCTATTTGCAAATGATGAACCACACGGTCAGCGCGCGCGGCGACCGTTGCGAGTTCTGCAAAAATACCTTCTACGTCGGCAAACATTCCGGCCTCTGGTCATTCAAGTTCTACAACAAATTGCGCGAGATTTCCTCGCGCGCAAAAGCGCACCGTCTGCCGGATTTCCTGCCGCGCGATGCTTTCTTTGAGTTCACGACGGGCTTGCTCCGCGCCGAACTTGTCCTCCATGCACAAATTCTTAACCGATTAAACCTCACCGATCCCCAAAAACTGCAAAACCAACTTGACGAACTCTTTAACGAATTTGCGGGGCGACTGACGATGAAAAACCAAGCAATAACCGAAGTGGACATTTTGAAACTATCCCGGGCATATCAAGCAACATTGGCGATGTGGCGTGAAGGCCGCAGCCTTAAATCTGAATTACCGCATAACACCTATTACCGCCATCGTCGCAAATTTTTGGAATTAGGCATTGATATTGGTAAGCGGCCAATCCGGGTAGAAGACAAGATTGCGGAAATTCTGCCGCTGAAAGTATTGGCACCGCAAGAAGTGACGGAAATCCCCACTGAATTGCAACCGTATCTCTTAAAGGTGGCGTGATGGAAAGGAAAATTAAGACTTTAGAAATTGATTCGGATATATTGAATTTAGTTGCTAATTCGCTTTTTGAATATTATAAGGAATTAGAAGAATCTATAGGTTATGCGCAGTCATCTGTAACCGAAACAACTACACAAATAGATAAACTCAAAAAAGATTTGGTGGAAACAAAGCAAGATTTGAAAGATATGGAAGAGGAGGCAAAAAAATTGTTTGAAGCATTGCAGATATTAGGATGGCGGTTTTTGGGGGGATCGTAATGTCTGAAGTAAGAAGTGTTTTGAATATTCGTTTGGTTGAAACAGAGAAAGGAATAGATTTTTTTGCTTGTTCAAGTATTCCCCCTTCTTTTATTTCTTTTTGGTTGCCGTTTGAAAAAGGTCGAATGCAAGTTTTGGAAGATGTTAAAGATTTAATTACTTCTGTTGGTGAGGCTTACGTTAATGGAGATAGTTTAGATCATTGTCCTGACTTTTTAGAAAGTCCTTTAAAAGATTTTCGTTTTTACAGTATTCTTGACGAGGATAAATAAATGTCAGATAACGAACATGATTTGGCAGTTTTGCAAGAGAGATTGGAAGATTTGCAAAATATGCTCGCATCTGCCGAAGCAGAATATGAGGAGGCGGAAGATGCAGTAATCTGGATGGCAGACCAGCCACAAGAAGATTTAGAAGACTATAAAAATGCTTTGTCGGAAGCAAGTGACAGATGCGAATGGCTGAAAGAAGAAATCGCCGAAGTGGAAATGTCGATTTGGCAATTAGAGAATGGCGATGAAGAAGAAGGTGGAGAATTTTTTGTGTAATTCCGAGTGAGGTAAAAATGCAAGTTAATGAAAGATATATTTATGTTGGTGCCGTCTATTACGATTTTAAGACGGATGATGGCAACCGGATGTTATTGACGAAAGTCACCATGTTGCCCTTGGAAATGCCCAAAAAAGACGGTGTGACGGGATTCCAGGTTGACGTTTTTAATGCCGTGGATGCGACGCTGTTCAACGAGTTGCGCAAGTTGCAGCCGCTCAAGGCCTACGAGTTCCGGCTTGACATCGACACCAGCGGCAAAACGCCGAAAATCAAGGTGCTGAGTGTCGTTGGCGAGGTGAAGGCGGCATGAGCAATAGCGGGGCGAGGCAGACACGCGCAAGCGGGGGTGACGCGCCCCGCTATTGCCATTTGCCGCAGCATTTGAGCCGATATGCCAGCACAAGAGGTTATCCAGATTTGCCGCACCGAGGATGGTGTTACCGTCCTCGATTGTCGGCTTGTCCCTGCCGACGGGTTGATCGGTACGCGTCTGACGGTGAGCGAGGCGATACCCGTAATTATCGCCATCGTCGGATTGTGGGGATTGGCTTGGGGTATCAAGCAAATATCCCGGATGATACAAAGGAGTTGATATGTTCCGTGCAATCAAAGACCTTTTCGGACGTGGCAAGCGATCCATTGCAATGGCTTTCGCATTGCTCTTTATGCCGTTCGCGGCAAATGCAGCCGAGTCGTTCGATACTACCGCGATCGTTGGCGAAATCAACGGCGCCAAGGCACCTATTTTGGCTGTCGGCGCTGCGATTTTCGGCATTGTCGCCATCATTCTTGCGTTTCGCATGATCCGCAAGATTACGGGCTAATCCGGATGCGCCTTGGCAACAGGGCGCATTTTTGTTATGACGATTGATATACACACTATTGTGATAATTGGGATTCTGGGCGCTTTTTGGATAATGTTCCATGATTAACATTCGCTATTTAATATTATTGCTGTTATTGCCATTTGCCTTATCCGCGCAAGCCGGAAAAGCATGGATGTGGTCGGTTAATGGTAATCTGTCAATCTGTCCGTCTTTCTCACCACAAAAAACCTTTGATTGTTTAATTGATAAACATTATGCCCGTGGAGCATTAAGGGGCGATGAATATCGCATGGAGCAAGCAGGGGGTGAATTGTGTCCTTATGCTGAGAAAAAGGATTATTGTGTTGTTGTCCGGAATTTGCAGCGTGATGAAAAATGGCATGAATGGCAGCAAGATAGTCGTGATGATTACATTACGCGCAGTTTGAAAGAGTGCAAAATAGAGTATGAAGGTGAAGGTGCGCAGTCGCGGTCTAAAATATTTAAGTTCGATGTGAAAGATACAGATTTAATATATAAGGGTGGTAATTTCTATTATTGCCATGATAACTGTGTGTATGGATCGGCTATGGTTAATGTGGATGGTGCCAATGGTGCGCCGTCAAAACTTCATGGCGAGTATCAATTTGAACAATTTGGTTCGGCTTGCATAAATAATGATGATTCGGCCAATGGCCGTCCATTTGAAATGGGCAGTGATGATGGTAAGGAGCCAACTCCGGATGAACAATACCGCGTGGTCTGTCCGTCCGGAGTAGGTAGTTATCCGCTTGGTGGCAAACCGCCGGAGGGCTGTTTTGACAAGCCAAAAAAAGAGGATCCAAAAACCGAACCGCCGCCATCGCCTAATCCGCAACCGCAGCCGCCGGAAGACGACAAAAAGGATGATGAGGGCAAGGGCAAAGGCAAGGGCGGTCATGGTGGCGGTGGTGGCAACGGCGGCGACAATGGCGACAAGGGCGATGACGACAACGGCGGCGGCAGCGGTAGCAAAGGTGGTGGCGGTGGCGGCAAGATTGGCGGCAATGGCGGTGATAATGGCGACGGCAAGGGCGACGGCAAGGGCGACGGCAAGGGCGACGGCAAGGACGACGGCAAGGACGACGGCAAGGACGACGGCAAGGGCAAAGGCAGCATCGGTGGCGGAAATTGCGCCAAAGGAGAAGCACCGACCTGCAAGGGCGATCCGGTGCAGTGTTATATCGCCCGTGAGCAGTGGCGCAGTGCCTGTTTGCAAGAGGCCAATGCCGGGCGGGTGCGTGGCGAGGGCGATTGTCGCAGCGGCAAGCCCCCGGAATGCCGGGGGGACGAGGCGCAGTGTTACATCGTCCGCAAACAGTTTGAACAAGCCTGCGCCTTGGCCGCGCAGAATGATCGTGAGCGTGCCAATGAGACTTACGGCAAGAGCAAGGAGGGCGAGGCGCAAAGTTATATCGACGGCAGCGGCTTTGACGGCATCGGTTCCGGGGTGGGCAAAGAGCGGATCAACCTGCCCAAGACACTCAACACGTCCGGATATGGGTTTGGCCGCAGTTGCCCGGCGTTGGAATACAACGTGGAGACGCGGCTTTTTGGCAGCTTTGTGATTGATTTATCGGTGCTGTGCCGCTTGGCGCAGTTTGTCGGCAACGTTGCCGTGGCGCTGACGCTGTTGGCGTCTGCTCGGTACATACTCAAATAGGGGGGGTTATGCCTTGGCTTATCTCGGCGCTGGGTGCGCTGCTTGGCTCGCTGTTGAGCAATTTGGTGAGCAAGATTCTGACCTTGATTGGTTTTGGTTTTGTGGTTTATCAGGGCATCAAGCCGCTCTATGACTGGCTGGCCCACGAAATCCAGTCGCAGTTTGGCATGGGGTCGCCGGATGCGATCCCGGTCATGACCTGGCTCGGCGTGCTCAAGATCGATGTCTGCATCAGTATCGTCCTTTCGGCGTGTCTGTTGCGCTTGTTGATGATGGGGCTAGATGCCGCTGGCAATCTCTCGCAGGTCAAGTTTGGTGGCCGCTGATGGCGATCTATCTGTGCACCGGCATCATTGGTTCGGGCAAGACACTCAACACGCTCAAAATGGTTTATGACCGCGCGAAAGATGAAGATCGCGTGGTCTGGTATTACGGCATCGAGTTGATCCGGGACAATGGCGTTGGCATTGATTACAGTAACTGGGTGGAGATGCAGGGCATTGAGCATGCTGGCGAGCCGGGCGCGGTGACGCCACACAGTTGGCAAAATGCGCCGGACGGTGCCATCATCGTGATCGATGAGTGCCACAAGTATTACCCCCCTGTGGGCGTTGGCGCAAAATTACCGGACTATATCGTTGACTTCTCGGAATCGCGGCATCGCGGCTTTGATATTTACCTGATTACGCAAGGCCCGGCCCGTATTAACTCGGCGCTCAAGGATTGGGTGCAACCGCATATCCATTTTCGGCGGCTGTGGCACGGTCAAACGGTGTGGCGCTACGACAATGAGCAGTGCATCAACGACATCCGCAATACCCGCGCCATCGCCGAAGCGGCCATCAAGAGCAAGTGCAAACTGGACAAGCGCTGGTTCCGCGCCTACGTCTCGGCATCCCAGCACAGCAAAAACCGCCGCATCCCAGTCAAGCTGCTGCTGGTGATGCTGTTGCCGTTTGTGCTGCTGCCGGGCGGCCTCTGGTATCTCTACGACTACTATCAGACGCAATCGGCGCTTGTGGCGGCAAAGGCTTCGTCGACGGCATCGGCATCACCGACATCACCTGCATCACCGACAGTTGCGCCGGTGGCCGGCTTTGCCGCGCCGACATCGACGGTGGCCGATGCTGACCGTTTTGATCCGACCGTGGCCTATGCGCCGCGCATCGAGGGGATGCCAGAAACGGCACCCGCCTATGATGAGCTGCGACGGCCACAAGATTTTCCTCGGCCCAGCTGCTTGCGGCGAAAGAAACGCTGCGAGTGTTACAGCCAGCAGGGCACGTTGATGCGCGACTATCCGCGCGAGCTTTGTTTGGCCAACGTCAAGCATGGATCTTTTGACCCGACGCGGCCGCGCGCTTCCGCTGTCGCCGAGGGTGGCCTCAAAGCGGCCAAACCCCAAAAATAGCGACAAAAATGCTTTACATAATATTCATTCTAGGAAGTTGATGTGACCGGATGATGTTGAGGGATGGAAATGGTTGAAACCATACTATCCGTCTAAACGGAGACATCCATTGCTCAACTTGACTGCTACCCCTGTCCTAGTGTGCGTCTATCTCCATCCCCGGCATCTGCGCCTATTTCCGCAAAACGGGCCCGACCACACCAAGAAATTTTTCTTGCCATCCGCAAGGTGCTCGAAACCAATTCCTTGTTTTTTACCCATGCACGATTAGTAACATTCGCACCTATAATGCTGTTCTCTGAATTTGTTTCATTCGGTTATGAAGGATATAATGTAAAAATATATCAATCTTTTTTAACATAACCACCTAAACCATGAATCTCGATAATTTGCACCATATTGACCCTCGCCGTTATTCCGCACGAATTAATACCGCCCTTGATTGGCTGCGTGCGCAAGATTTTTCTATTCTTGCTGCTGGCCGCTACGACATTGATTCCGGCATGCGGGCCGAAAGATTCAGCTTGACCACCCGACCCCGCGATGAGATTGCACCTGAAGTGCACCGTGACCATATTGATATTCAGTACCTCATCAGTGGTATTGAAGTCATCGCTTGTCGGCTTGATGACGACGCTATCACACCAAGCGAAGCCCACGATCCCTCGCGGGATGTTACCTTTTATCCTAAAACCCTGGATGGTGAAAGCCTGCTGCACTTGCAGGCTGGCGACTTCGCTATTCTTTACCCGGGCGAAATCCATCGTCCCGGTTGCGGCACAGGCAACATCGTCGACAAAATTGTTATCAAAATCCGCTTCGATACTCTCTGA